GCGGACTGGCCGGAATACTCCATGACCACCATCTGGGCCGACCGTGCCGCAGATAGGCTGATCGTCACCGCCGCCGGATCACCGGCCTGCACGGCCCGCCACCACAGGTACAAGCCGGTGTTGTCCACAGCGGACACCGCCAACGTCCACCCAGACGGTGTGCCGATCGTCGTATCCGCGTTCGCAACCAGCACCAACAGGTCCCCGACCGACGGCGCCGCGCCGAACGCCACCGTCAGCGTCGCGCCGTCAGCCGACGACGCCATGCCGGCCTGCTGCACCAGAGTCAACGGCACCGCTCACCCCCAGAAAGGTACGAGGGACGGCAGGCGGACGCAGACCAGCCGCCCCTCGCACGACTCACTCGGCGGTCTGACGTGGACGGGACCGACGGCCCTTCGGCGGACTCGACCGCACCTGTTCCTCAGACGCCGAGGTCGATGGTTCCTGCGGTGGCTCGGACTGGGGTGCGATGTACCCGCGGATCGCGAGCTGCTCGTCCACCGCCGGCACCCGGTCGGCCTTGCCCTGGGCGAGGAGTCCCGCGCGCTCCCGTAGCAGCGCGGCGATCTCCGCCTTCCTGGCCGGATCACGCAGCCACGACTGGCGGACCGGATCGTCAGTGGGCAGGTCAGGCATGAGCGTCCTCCGAGGTGGTGGTGGGATCACGGGCGGGTCGTCGACGCCCACCAGTGGTCCGAGGTTGTAGTGCAGGTGGGCCGGCCGTACGTCCCAGTCGATAGGCACCTGGTCGGTGACCCGGCGCCGGTGCCACCCGCCGAACGACCCATCAGAGAAGTGCCCCGACCATTCCGCGCGGAACGCTCGAACGACCTCGCGGGGCAGGTAGATCAACCCGAACCCGAAGTAGGCGCATGTCGGCTCGCCGGTGTCCACATGTGACCCGTCGGCGCGGCGATGACACCACACCGGGTGAGGCAATGGGACGTTCCGCACCGTGGTGACGTACAACCGGTACGGGGCAACAAGCACCCTGCCCGGTTCGGCGCGAGCACGCTTGGCGAACCGGACCAGGTCGCCCCCGTCGACCGCGATGTCCCACTCGACCAGGAGCACGTCATCGTCGACGTCGGCCAGCGGCGCGTAGTCGTAGTCGCGCAGAATGAGCCGTTCAATGCTGTCCTGCACGTACGCCCGACCTGTCGGGACGACAGCCGGCCACGACCGCAGCAATCTCACCGGGCAACCGCCGTCGCGTACACGTCACACACCCCCGCGCGGTACTCGACGACCACGTCATCCATGCCAGACAGCGCGCCACGCATCCACGCGGGGTCGATGTTGGCGTAGTGCTCGCCGGGTCGAACCCGGCCACCGTCATGACCCGAGTGCGGCCTACGACCAGGCCCGGCGCAGGTCACCACCAACAGGCCACCCGACCGTAGGTAGCCGGCACACGCCCCCAACACCCCGGCAGGATCCGGGGAATGTTCGAGGACCTCGCAGCAGATCACCAGGTCCGCCGGCCACGGCGGTGACCAGTCCCGACAGTCGACCACCGCGTCCACTGCCGGACCGGATTCCAGGTCGATCGACAGGTACTCGGCACAAGCGACCAGGTCGCGAACGCCCCCGTTGATGTCCCGCCCGCCGACCTCAACCACCCGGCCGAACACGCGTCCGCTCACAACCCCACCGACGAAATTGCGGGCGGACGCGTGCACCATGACCTCCTAGAAGACCGGGGTGACCAGGCCGGTACCGCCCACCTTCTGCATGCCGTTCGCGAACCGGCCGAACGTGTACGCGAAGTAGGAGTAGGCGACCATCAGGACACCCAGCGACGCGGCAGCCGGCTGCTCGGCGCGGATGAACAGCGGCGCGTTCGGGTCCTCCCACAGGTGGCACTCGCTGGCGGGAACGACGTAGATCTCGTCCTCGTTGGTACCCGCACCCAGGTTCGTGGCGATGTTGTTGTCCACCACGACCAGCAGGCCGTTGGGCAGCACACCCCGGACACCACCGTTGTACGGGGTGTTCAGGTTCGTGCCCGCCGCCTGAACCGGAATGCCCTGGGAGTTGACCATGGGCCAGGTGTTGCTCATCTGGCTGGACAGCCAGTACCAGCGACGTGAGTGCATCACCGCGTGTGTCGGGGTACCCAACGCAAGCATGGCCGCCTCGACGCCGGCCGCCGCGCCGAGGATCTTCGGGTACAACTCGGCACCGGTTGGGCTGGTGTCGGTGTATGAGCTGGACGCCGCGACGTTGGTCAACCCTGTGGTGGCCTGGTTGAGCAGGGTGTTGTCCAAGGTGGTGGCGACCCGGTTGAACAGGTCCTGCATCACCACCTCGGAGATCCCCGTACCACGGTCGATCGCCTGCCGAGACACGGTCTGCTGACCAGCCGCGGTCTGCACCGCGATGGTCAGCAGGGTGTCGTCCATGTTCGTCTCGGCCACCGCCGAGTTCTCCGAGGTCTGAAGCCCGGCACTGGACGCGGTGGTGACCCGGGAGATCTCCACAGCCATGCCCGCCTCGGGCAGGGTGTGCCGGTTGCACATGTCCGCGAACGGCCGCAGTGCCGCGGTGGCCGGGGCGTACAGGTCGGTCAGGTACTGCGGCACCGTCAGCCCGCTGAACGCGCCGGTGCCCACGGCCCGCTGGAAGTACGCGGCCCGCTCGACCCGCTCCTCACGCATGTGCTGGGACAGCCGGTGCACCGACTCGACGTCCTGGAACAGGAACTGCCGGGCCACGTCGGCCAGGAAGGAGGTGCCACGCGGGTCGGTGTCCGGCCGGTAGGTGCGCTCCTCCGAGCCGATCCGCACGACCCGGTCGTAGGCCGGACGGTTGACGCCGGTCGACTGGCGTTCGGCCAGGGCCTTCTCGTTCTCCAGCTCCTCGGCGCGCACCTTCTGCGCCATGTCGAGCTTGGTGCGGATGCCCTTGATGTCGGTCTTGGCCTGGTCACGCGCCTCGAACAGCGCCTGCACCTGCCCGTCCTCGTCGGGGGTGAGGTTCGCCCGGCCTTCCTCGGTTGCCTTGTTGAGGATCAGCTTGGCCTCGGCGATGGACCGGTCCCGGCGGCGTTCGGCCGCCTCCAGTTCCACCTCGATAGCCGCAATCGTTTCGGTGATGGTCGGCATGATCTGCCTTCTGTGATTGTCGGATGGGATGCCTTCCGCGCATGCCAACCCCGGCGTCATCTGGCCAGAGCCGTATGCGTTCACCGCGCCGGCTATCGGGGCCCGGTGAGTAGATGATAAGCCTGCCCGCGGTTCAGTCGACGTCGAGTAGACGCGACAACAGAACGACGCTGCGCCCCCCCGATTCGGTCTGACTGGCAGGGCGGCCGGTGATCTCGCTGCGTGCGCGTAGCAGTTCGTACGCCTGTCGCGCGGCCAACTCTGGTAGCCGCGGAATCGCGGCGAGGATCTCACCGGACCGCAACGCGACCGTGGTGTTCGGGTTGGCCCCGTAGGTGACCGGGCCGACATCCCCGCGTTCCAGGTCGAACTCGTTGATGCGGAACTCGCTGTAGTCCGGCGACCAGGTGCCGTCGTTGATCCGGAACATGAACGACTGTTCGGTGACGTCACGGCCCTCGATCGCGTGAATGAGGTCCTGAACGTCGGCCCGATTCGGGTTGAGCAACGCCCGGTCGCCCAGGCCCGTGGAATCCTCCCACAGTTCCAGGCGGCCATTCGTGGTCCGCGCCATCGGCATACCCGCGTGGTTGAACCGGTACACCACATCCGGACCCGCCGCGAGGGTCTTGGCCGCCGCGCCCGCCGACACGACCTCCCGGTACGGGCCGAACATGTCCCACATTTCGTAGGACCGCTCGTACATCGACGCGTACCCCTCGACCTGGTACCAGTTCTTGCCGTCCCGCTCGACCAGTTCGGCGCGCATCTGGGAGGCGAACTTCAACTCTGCCCGGCGCGGCTCGTCACAGGGAAGGCCCAGGGTGCGGCCACGGGAAGCGGCGACACGGGCTTGGGCGGCCAGTGCGTACAGGTCGTCGGTCATGCCTGTGCTCCCGTCGGTTGAGTTCGTGGCGCACCGAAAAGCCGATCGAACTCGGCTATCTGCCCGTCGGTCAACGGCGGCAACTCGTTCAAGCCCCGAGCCTCACTCGGTGCCAGAACCCGCGAGTCGATCTGCGCCGCGATGGTCCGCGCCCGCGCCTCGGGATCCATCCGCAGCAGGGCGTCGGTGTTCAGTTTGACGTACTGCGGACGCGGGGTGAGCTTCCCCAACGCGTTCTCACGCCGAATGACGGCCGGACCCAGATTCATGATGAGGAACTGCAGGTTCCGCTGCGTGATGCTGGCGTAGGTGATCGAGCCGGTCGACACCGC